CCAAGTTACTTGCGGTACTAATAATGCGTGTATTTGTAGCTGTACTTAATGTACTGATGTCACTCTGATCATAAAGAATTGTTCCAGCACTAAATTGACTTACTAGTCCTCCATATAAGTAAACAGTTGAAATATCACTTAAAAAAAGAGTTGTAGATACTTGATTTAAGATACCAGTTGCTGAACTTATATAATCAACATAGGATACGTAGTTTGTTGAAAAGGAAGACAGTGAAACTTGAAAATTACCTGTGACTTCATTCAATTGTACAATTGTGGCGCGGGCGTTAATTAGACCTGTTAAAATGTCAAATCTTGTGGCAAAATAAGAGGAAACACCAAGAATTGATGAATTTACAGTTGAGGCATTTGAGAACGAGTTTGTCGATAAACTTATGGCGCCTGTTGAAAATTGTGGAACCGTTACAAAACCAGAGGAAATTGTGCTTAGAAGCCGATTGTAGACTGTAAAGGCTTCGCCGCTTAGCGCTAGGTAGCCCGCCGCAGTAAAACTACTCACTGAGAAAAAGACCTGGTTTGTTGAATAATTTGTACTTAAGAGTAGGTCACCTACCCCAGCAAATGTGATCTGTGTAGATTGTGAATCAGCAAAAAGTGTTTTTCTCGGATATGCGGAAAGATCTGTCTGAATCGTACTGACCGTCGGTATAATCACAAATTTATTAAAACCATAGTATCCTGTACTAATCGTTTGCGTCATTGGACCGTCAATGAAAAACGTGTTGGTATCTGAATCCGTGCGAAGCTGAACATAGGAATTCTGTCCTGCTGCGAACTTCACACTTGGCGTAAGAATATCATTGGAAAATGCCTTGAGAGTATCACCACCGCTCACATCAATTTGATTAAACGCTTTTGAATAAATATAGGTCTGATTTGAACCTGGATCTCCATTTGCCATGCCCACACCATCTCCCGCAAAGAGCCGAAAGGTATTAAATGACAAGTCAGCCGTATATGTGCCTCCTGTCGTAATAATTTGATTGAAAGATGGATTTGTACCGAATGATGACGGCTGTAACCAAGTTGTGCCACCTAAGCCATTGGCTGTGAGTGCGCGAAGTGCTGGTATGACTGAATTATCTGCATTCTTTGCGTAAACTGTACGTAAAGTAATGAAATCTGTGTCATATGTTCTGCGGCTTGACGCCATTCTCTTCTAGTCTGTGAGATTCATTTATGGTAGATTTTGAACCGAAATGAAAACCGAATTGGTGGAACTGTACTGGATTGTCATTGTACTATTTCTTAGACCAGGACTTGTTCCAAAACTAATTGAATTAGGCATATAATGATATAATATATAGTTACTAGTCCAGTTTCCTGAAATCAGAGATCCAGGGATCTGAAGTTTTATCTGTTGCTGGAAATAATTAGAAAATCCAGTTGTAACTGTATTTGCCACTAAATAGGATGTATTCACATAAGGTAATAGATTTGAACTTTGTACATTTGCTGTGAGAGAACCATATTGTATAAATGTGCTAATCGGCAAAATAAGAGTCTTTGATGAATTGGGACTTACTCCGTTCTGGGCAAATACAAAGGTTGGAAAAATATCAAGGTAAACGCGACTTTTTTCATTTGTGAAGCTAGACATTGCGTTAAACGGTACAACACACGTTGAAAATATCATATTTGTATCATCAAAGGTATAAGGAAATGTGTGTCCATTCGTTCCTCTATATGTAACGGATGACTGTAAAAATGTACTTAAGTATATTATATTACCACCCATAGACGCAATATTTATATTCCCTCCAACAACAGTAACATTATTTGCAGCATCAAATGTTATATTTGTACCGCCAGCAATCATAGCCGCAAGTTGTTGTACCGTGCTCTGAAGAGATAGACTTGAAATATAACCCCTATCACCACCTGAAGCCAGACCTCGAACAGTTGATGTAAGAGAAAGAGTTGAAACAAAACCATTTTCTTTGCGCGTACCCAGATCAGCCACTGTAGACACGAGTGCTGTATTCAAATACTCAACTGAGATTGGGGATACAAGATTTCCAAAAATACCTGTAACAGTACTCGTGAGGGCTCCAGTACTTACATAGCGCGATGAGTCTAGTAGGTAAGCAGTGGTACTTTGAAGCGCACTTGATGATACATACAGCAACGATCCAAGTCCTATGGTTGTACTTGTTAAAACAACATTCAGTGTTGGTGTTGACACATAATCACCCGATGTACCCACATTTGCCAGTGCGTTTGTTACATAATTTGTAAGATATGATGTTGAAATATATCCAGCTGTATTCAAACCGTCGATTGTGCTTTGAAGAAAAAAACCTACAGTAGCACTTGATACATAATTGTAGTTTGTAGCGGCATTTGCTAAAGATGTTCCAACATAGGAAACGAGATATCCAGTGGATACATATCCTGCTGATCCTAGACCTTGTACAGTACTTACTAATGAAGAGCGAAGTGTGGCTGTTGATACATAGCCAGCAGTGGCCAATCCTTGAACCGTGCTAGTTAAGGATGAACGAAATACTGACGTCGAAATATAGCCAAAAACTCCAAGACCTAATGTTGTACTTACTAAGGCGGTATCCAATTTAGCATTGTCAACAACATATTCAGGATTGATTAGTAAACCAGCAACGGTACTTTGAAGCGCACCAGTACTTACATATCGTGAACGATCCAGAATAAACTGCGTTGATGTTAAAGCAGCGTTCGCGGTACTTGTTGTAAGCGCAAGGGTTGTAGATGACACATATCCTGCAACTGCTAGATTTTCGATAGTACTTATGAGTGCCGCATTCAAGTATGATGTTGAAACATATTGAAGAGTGCCAAGCCCTTGTGATGTGCTGAAGAGCGCTGTATTTAAATAGGAAGTCGATACAAAATTTATTGTCCCTAGCCCCTGTGATGTGCTTGTAAGCGCCACATTCAGAAAGGATGTAGATACATACTGTATTGATCCAAGACCACCCACAGTACTTAGAAGATTTGGTAAAGTGATCCCACCAAACAGAATCGGATCGACCCAGTTAATACCACCCGCACCATCCGTAGCGATAATGTACCCCGTTGAAATTGGGAGATTTGTAGCAGGATTGACTGCGAACAAACTTCTTAAAATTAAAAGATTTGTATCATACGATCCATTGTTTAATATATAGGAATCCATCTTCTTCTATAGACTCTTCTTTTTGTGCGTGTTAAGCGCAAACATATATCTGTCTTCTTTTTAGTATGGTAGGTGGTGGCGGTTTATTACAACTCATCGCAATGGGAAAGCAAGATGTATTTCTCAGTGGAAATCCTCAAATCACCTGGTTCAAAATGGTCTATCGGCGCTACACTAATTTTGCTGTAGAAAGTCAAGCCATGTACTTTGACGGCGATCCCGATTTCGGTAAACGCCTTTCATGTTTAGTTCCTCGACGCGGAGACTTACTTGGTCCAGTGTTCCTTGAAGTGACGTTACCTGCTATCTATCTATCTTCTAATGGGAGCGCAACAAACTATGTAAATTCTATTGGGCATGCTCTTATTCAGGAAATTAGTATTGAAATCGGCGAGCAAGAGATTGATAAACAAACGGGTGAGTGGATGGAAATATGGTCAGACCTGACGACCACTTCAGAAAAGAAATCTGGATTCTATGACATGATTGGAAAAGTGGATGGCTATGTCCCCCCTACAGGCTCACTGCCCGGTCCTCTAAAACTATACATTCCGCTCCAGTTCTGGTTCAATAAGAATCCTGGTTTGTATTTACCTCTCTTGGCACTTCAGTATCACCCTGTGCGCATTAATATTACTCTCAGACCGCTACAACAACTTTTCTATAGCGGTGAACTTGTCACTAACTGTGATACGACAACCGTAAATCCTGCGAAGATTACTTCAATGATGTTATATGGTGATTATGTACATTTAGATGTTGAGGAGCGTCGCCGTTTTGTAAGCACAGCCCATGAGTACCTTATTGAACAGGTACAGTACACTCCTGCTCTTGGTGTCCCCGCCAGTGTAACAAGCGTTCCTCTGCGTTTGGAATTTAATCACCCCCTTCGGGAACTTATCTGGGTCATTAAACGTGATATAATGGATAGCTATCATGAATGGTTTAATTACAGTAGTCTTTCGATTAGTGAAACAGGTAGACGTACAGATATGCTAGCAGCCGCAATACTTCAATTGGATGGCATGGATCGCTTTCAAGAAAGGGACGCTGGATATTTCCGCCTCGTTCAAGCATATCAACACCACACTGTAATTCCCAGCGATGATTTTATTTATACATACAGTTTCGCGTTGAAACCTGAAGAATTACAGCCGAGTGGTTCTTTGAATGCGAGCCGCATTGATAATCTTGTTCTTATGTTAACAATGAATCAGACAACAACGCCTCCTCGTGGCAATTGCACGGCTCGTGTGTATGGATTAAATCACAATGTTCTTCGTGTTGTCGATGGCTTCGGTGGTTTGCTCTTTACCATTTAATGAGTGTAAAAAATTGAAGTGGCTGTTGGCGTATCGTATTTTACCACAATGGATGGCGATGAAGTCAACGAGGGAGCACACGGTAAAATCTTTAAAACACCTTTTGGTGTTGTAAAGATTGGAAAGCGGCGATCCAAAACTCTCGATACAGTTACTCAGAGGCGCATTCACGGATTTGCTGAAACGGTTTTGAGTAACCCTAAGTACACGACTCTAAGAGTCCCACGCCTCAGCACAGATGTAACTCGTTATGAAATGGAATTGGTAGATACAGGAGCAGAGATTTGGCAACCTACAAACGAGTCACTTGTTCAAGAGCTTGTTTGTTTCTGGAGTGAAATGTGGTCTCTCGGCTTCGCGCTCTACGATTTCGAGCTGTATCAGCAACCCGATGGACGGGTCGTTCTGCTAGACTTTGATGCGACTGGATTTCGCATGATGAATGGGTCTGAGAGTATACACATTCAGGGAAAGAACATTGCGCCCTGTGACTTCTTTCTACACCCCTGCTTTCCTCCCGACTTTGAGAAATACCTTGTACATCTGCGCCTACCCATTGGTAAGCGGAACATCTAGCCTTAAAGTAGTATGTCCGAAGAGAACTCTCAAACAAAAAATAAATTTCCGTATACACACGGGTCTTATTGGGAAGGATCCTCTTTGCCGTTCATTTTTTATGTATGTCTTGCCGTCTTTCCACTCACTGGATTCTTCGGTATCGATCAATTACTTTTCTTTTCTCCCGTAACTGCTATTCAAAAGGCTATCATAAATATCTTTACATTTGGTCTCTGGTACTTTTATGATATGATACAGGTGTTTGGCGATCGCAAAAATATTGAGGAGTATGGACTCAGTCGTCCTCTTTTTGGTCCTTCCGGTCTCGGATATCAATTCTTTAATCGTGTAACAAATCTTTTTATACCTTCAAATAACGATTTACCTCAAGGTCAGGGATTTATGTCACTTGCCTTCTTCATAGCGTACTTTATGACGATCTATGTGCCATTTGGTCTCTCTAGTTTTATTGCAGGTGATATGAATGGCGGAATTGCGAAATTTGTCCTCACGATACTCTTTTTTACCATCCCTTTCCTTTTTCTATGGAATCTTTTTGAGATGGCGACTCTCTTATGGAATCCCCTTGATACATTTGAAAAGGGAGTTCCACGTATTCCTCCTTTCACTGCTACAATGGATCAACGCGCCTTAGCGACAAACTTCACCAAACCTAGTGTTCTGGAGGCAATGGGTAAGCCAACAGGTACTATTTTTTCACGTTTTTTCAGCACGATTTTTGGCTTCTTCGGTATATCGAATCCTCTTGATATTGTTTCTACAGCCGCATGTGCCGTTGTCCCTCCTGTAAAGTCTACTATAAGTGCTGTAAGTACAGCCGCGTCAGGTGTTGCTGGTCTTGCCGCTGCGGCACCCGCCATCGCTACGAAAGTCGCAGGTAAAATGGCAGCCTTTTCTGATCCAGCGAAGTTAGCAGCACTTGCTCAGCAGGCTCCATCGGTGGGTATCACAGTAAACCCGAATGCGAAAGCTGCCATGGGAAATCCAATTAGTGTCCCTACAGGGACTATGGTCGGTGGCGGCAAAAACTCGGGGCTTGATACATGGTTTATCATTGCCATTACCTTTGTTGCACTCGGTGGATTTGCGATCGCAGGAATTCGCAACTTAAGAAATATGTCACTTCAAAAGGAAAGAAATGACTACCCCCCTGAAGAAAAGAGAGATGATTCCCCTCCAAAACCAAGAGATGTTTGAACAACTCATTGGGCGAGCAGAAACAAAAGACCCCCTTCCGATTGTGTCAGTTGTCTATTTTACGGCAAAGTGGTGTGGAGCCTGCAAGCGTCTTAATCTCGATGTTTTAATGGCAAATCACCCGAATGTGACATGGTATAAATGTGACATTGATCAAAACGAATACACTGCTGGCTTTTGTAGCATTCGTCAAATACCCACATTCTTGATTATCAAGGAAAAGAATATTCTCGGAACTCTAAGTCATTCAGATACAATGACTGTTAGCAACTGGATCTCTGAAAAGGTCTAAAATGGAATCTCTCCTCAAAATAAGAATGTTCAACTTTGACATTGTTATTGTGGGCGCAGGACTTGCTGGTCTTTATTGCGGCATTGAATTGGCTAAAAAAGGAAAGTCGGTCTGTATTCTTGAAAAATATAAGTATCTCGGTGGACGTGTTGTAACGTATCATGAAGGACAATATTCCTGGGAGATTGGAGCAGGACGTATCTCTGATTCGCACACAATGGTTCATTCACTTCTTTCTCGCTATGGGCTGAAAACGTATCCTCTTTCAGACAAACAGACATTCGTTGAAGATAATGGGGCTCAACGCGAAAATAAGTTTACGACTATGATTCAACCGATCTTGAGGGAGATCAGTGAATTACCTGCGGCAGTATTGGAAAAACACACACTCGAAGAAATCATGAAAAGTATTTATGGAGAAGTGAAAACACGTGAACTTCTTAGTGAATTTCCTTATCGTGCTGAAGTTTCTGTTCTGCGTGCTGATCTTGGTATTGCGGCTTTCACACAAGGTGAAATGTCATCCTACAAGGGTTATTCTGTTGTTGGTGGTGGGCTTTCATTGCTGATTGATGCTATGGCAAATGAATTCAAGAAAGCGGGCGGTGTCATCAAACTAAACTATGAAATGGTTGGTCTTTCACAGCCCGATGCGCATTCAAAAGTCGTTATTGAATGCCGTGTAGAGAAAAGCGCAGCCGATGTTGTCTTTGCGAATAAGGTAATCTTAGCTCTTCATTCCTCAGCACTCAAATCATGTCCTGATACGCGCCATTTTCCTGCCCTTAAACACCTTGTTATGTGCCCACTCTTACGAACCTACGGTATCTTTCCAACTTATAACGGTTCAGCGTGGTTTAGTGGTTTTAACACATGTGTAACGGCTGGACCTGTCCGTTATTTCATTCCGATTGACGAGAAAAAGGGAGTTGCGATGGTTTCTTATACTGACGCTGATGATGCGAATTATTTGATAAAAATGTTGAAGAAAGAAGGCGAAGCAGCCCTCGGCGAATTTATTTTAAAAGAACTTCGAATTATGTTTCCAGATCTAGTCATACCCAAGTATACCCTTTTTAAGGCGCATCCATGGTATGCTGGCTGTACATATTGGACACCTGGGGACTATGATCCTGAGCGTATGTCAGAAGAAGCTATGCATCCTGATAAGAATATGCCTTCCGTCTATGTATGCGGCGAATCCTTTTCTATGAAACAAGCCTGGATGGAAGGCGCCTTAGAGCACGCGTCCGATATGATAAAGAAGTATTTCGTATAAATTAGGGAGATGCCGAAAGAGCTCGACAAGCACAAAAAATACAAAACAATGTATGGCTCCAATGAACTCTTTTGGGGTATTGGCATTGAAGAAGAGACATACTTTCAGTTTACGAAACCAATCTATGTTGCTGCGCCTATTATACGAACATGCCATAAGGCTGAGCGATACAGTGTAGATTATTATACAGGATTCAAATCTGGCTACTTGATCTTATTTGATCAACTTTTTCGTGATGCGTCTGGATGTGTACCTTTGCCCTTCTTTTTTAATGGGCACTCCTTTGAAAAAATGGACCTCAGTGGACAGCATGCAACAACCTATACAAAACAACCAAAACCCAATCCGTTGTTTGGGAAGAGTTTTTTTCATGAATTACAGGACTTTCACCCCTTTTTCAAAGATGAATATGAAAAGAAGTTTTGTTTTGATGGAGATACAATTGAATTTATTACACAAGACTTTTACAAAACACGGGTTGATCGTGTCGTCAAAGAACTAGTGGATACAAAGACACGTTTTTTAAAAGAGGTAAATAACTTCTTAGTCAAACGACGAGTTCATAGAGATAAGGGTCTTCTTATGTATCCACCAGTAAATCCTGGTTTTGCTGTGTTCTATAGCAACCCGCGAAATGTCGTCATGTTTAATAATGGCACGTATCACATAAATATTACGTTGCCGACGATGATTGGTAAAAAGGATGAAACGGGAATCGCGCCACTTCTCTACCCCGCACTCTTCAAGTATCAGCACAGACAATTTATTCGCTATATTCAATGGATTGAGCCATTTTTGGTCGCATTGTATGGAACAGGAGATCCCTTTTCAAAGAAGTGCCCGCGATATTCAAAAGCCTCTCAGCGATGTGCGGTGTCTCGGTACATTGGTATCGGAACATACGATACTGTGGCTATGACCGAAGGTAAAATGCTTACTGTGCCACTCAATGAAATAAGAGGATCACGCCTTAGATATTGGTGGTACAAACAGTATCATACAAAAAGCGGGTATATGCCCCTTGATAAGATTGGTATGGACATTAATTATAAAAAACACTACAATCACGGCGTAGAGCTTCGTATCTTTGACTGGTTTCCTGAAGATCAGTTGGTGGAATTGTCCACCTTTTTAATCTATTTAGCAGATGCGTCCCTCTGTCTACCCGAAGTGGGTGAAGCGTGTATGAGTGAAAGCTGGAATGACTTTGTTGTATCTATCTTAGATGAGGGCAAAGACTACAAGCTCCCCCATACGATATTGGGGATGTATGAAAAACTCTTCGGGTTTGATTTTGTGGGCAAATCCTTTACAGTTGAAACTGGATTTGCGTATATGTTCCAATCTTTGAAACGAATGTACAAGATGGGTTTCTGCGCGAAGTGTATGTTATAAGGAAACTAACTTTCTCATCTTCATCATCTCCACCTCCGTGACCTCCACCACCTGCACCAGAGAATCCAGGTCTTAATGGATCAGTGAGATCAGGGCACTTTGATGTACGATGCCCATGTTCATTACAAATGCTACACGCTACAGAAACTAATCCAGACATTCTGATAGTTTCTATGATGTAAATTGACCTCAATTTTTATCATAGTAAAATTGAAAACGGCGGGCGGTGGAGCACTCAGTACTCAAATGGCGTTCTTTGATTGGGATCTTGAAAATGGAAAGATGTGGAGGATTCCTCTTGAAGATAGTGTACCTAAGAAACGAATGTTCAAAATCAAGCATGTTTTCCTCACAGAGGCGGAACAGGCTCGCGAAGATATGCGTCAGTATTATGCGGAAGTTCTGAAGCAGCCTGTTCCAGCGGCAGAAGAGGAATTCGCCGCGGCGATGATCGAGGCGGAAAAGAACCCAACTCCTGTTGTTCCTGAGCCCGTGGTTCATGACGAGAACTATATTCCACCCATGCCCGAGTATGGCAGCAAGGACTTCTTCATTTGGTGTAGCAAGACAAAGAAGGCTCGTGAAGCTCTCAAGAAGAAGAAGGAGGATGAGAAGGCTGCTGCTGTAGCGGCGAAGACAGCAGAGAAAGAGGCTGCCGCCGCGGTAAAGGCAGCAGCGAAGTCAGAAAAGGATGCGGCGAAAGCTGAGAAGGAGGCTGTGAAAGCTGCTAAGGAAGCTGCGAAAGCCGCTAAAACAGCAAACAAAGCAGCAGGCACCGCAATTAAAGCAGCCGCTAACAATGGGGGGAAGTGATTGAGGCAAAATAAAAATAATAGAATCTCTCATTTTTTATTTACTCAGAATAAACGCCAGTGCCATTTACGCCTGGAGGCATACTCGTGTAAAATACGTTCTTGAGTCCATATGCTCGTTGACACTTTTCAAGAAAGATCGTACAACTCTTACATGGCTTTGAATTTGAGAAGTATGTCTCCCCCGTAATTGCGTGATCACGAATTTTCATGACAAAGAGATCACAGCCCTTGAGCTTGGACAAATCACCTAACTTCTTCACACAGTTCTTCTCAGCGTGAATCGTACACCACTTTCCATATCCACACCCACCTCTTGATGGTGTCCCATAGTCATTTGATGCCATGGAGATAATCTTTCCTCTGAGAACAAGCATTGCGTAATGAAATCGCTGAGTCCGATGCCTCTCTCGCATCCGTGTTATGTTAGGGTCGTTCATAAACGACTCTAACAGAGCATAATGACGGTCGTTAACTGGTTGCATTTTGATTACTTTATAGCTCGGCGCGCAGCTTTTCAATTTTACATCATGTTACGCTCAGTGTAGACTGCCTTCCAATAAATATGATTTTCTTCTGGTGTTCTCGGGTAGAGTTGCGTATCGTGCTTAATTCTTCGATTCGTGTAAAGACGTGTATGAGGAGCATATGTATAATCCATATAATCAAGATAAAACGGATAACGAAGGTAATTTAGAAAATCACAGATATCGTTTTCACAGAGGATAACATCATACCATTTCTGTGTTGCGTTAGTACTTGTAACAGAATTTATCTTTGAACGGGTAAAACGCCTAATTAAATGATTGAAAGCAGCCTCATCATCTTTATTTATATCACTTCGATCGTGTAAAGGATAAATAACACGCGCCGTAAAACAGACCATTTCTCTACTTCTATTCAATATTAGTTCTTCCAATTTTTCATAGTCAACTTGTATAAGATTATCTGGACACTCACGTGGACCATATAGATCTTCATTGTATTCACACATTTTCTTGACTCCTAGTAATGGACCCCCATATTATCCTGGCTCTTTTCCACATCTTTGTAGTTGTTCCCTTCTTGCTCTACATTGCTCTGAATCGTGGAAATGTACCGTATTGGATCTATACGGTCACTCTTGTTCTCGGCGTTTTTATTTTAGTCTATCACGGCTACAAGGCATGGGTTCGCATCCGTGTCCAGTCTCCAAGCCTCTGGATTAATTTAATTCACGTATTTCTGGTAGCGCCGCTTCTTATTTATGTGGGAGCCAACGAAAAAAATACTCCGAGACCAGCCTATGAACTCTTAGCTATGTCTGGATTTGCTGCCCTCGGCTACCACTTGTACAATCTGGTTGTAAGTGTCAACTCAATCCAAGATGCTACAAAATAGCACGAATAAGAGGATGCGGTACTTGATTATTCGTCACTAGACAGGTAGCCAAATGATAAATGAACGAAGCGCGATTCTTAAACTGGGTTGAACAGAGCTTACACGTTGATTCCTTCGAATCGTTTCTCGTAATCTCGTTTACTTGAATCACATTGCCACAATGATTTCGTAAGAAGTGAGGAATCCTATTTCCTTTCGTCTTAGATTCGTGACCACACCCGTCGATTGGGCATGTAAATACCTCGCGCCCCTGCTGCTCCTGTGCCTTGGTAGGATGCTGGTCTAACATATGCTGCTTCAAATTCAGTTCATGTGTATATTCTTTATTACAATGACGACAGGTAAATGGACCCTCGTGCGTCTTCATGTGATAGTGCATTGTGCTCTGTCTTGAAGTAAATGTCCCATCCGCATTCACCTTCTTAGGAACTACCTTATCACAGTGGGGGCAAACAAGATCTCCGTTGTCATTGTAATGATATTCAAACATCGTGTGGATACAGGGGTTTTTGTCGCGGAAAAATTCAATTTTTTACTTTGGGATGTTAAAGACTCTTGAATATGGTAAACCAATGACCCTAACTATCTTAACGCTTGCGCTCGGAAAGGATTATTGCCGCAACTTGGAGAAAGCTCTGAAATCGAAGGTTGAGTATGCTGAAAAGCATGGATACACGTACATTCAAGGCGACGAGAAGTACTGGGATCGTGATCGTCCTATCTCATGGTCCAAGGTGCCTTTCTTGCTTCACCATCTGGAAAAGATGGCTGACGGCGAGATTGTATGGCTGAGTGACGCAGATGTCTATATTACAAACCAGTCACTCAAGTTTGAAGATAATGTTCTGTCAATCTTCAAGGAGGATAAGAAAATGCTTATGACATTCGATGCTTGTGGTCATGTAAATGCTGGAAACATTGTCATGCGGAATAGCCCGTGGCTTCGCAATTTCTGGCGCCGTGTCTACCAGCAGACAGATGTCATCTATCATATCTGGTGGGAGAACGCGGGTATCGATAAGCTCATGAATACAGATGCTGAAGTCAAGGAGGCAATTCAGGTAACAAAGGAGCATAAGCGTTTCAATGCGTATCTGATGGGCTTCGACCACGAGCCCAAGTGGGAACAGGGCGATTTTCTCGTTCACTTTGCTGGAGTCTACGACTCGGGTAAAATGAAGGATTTGATCACGCGGATTGATGCAGGTGAGACTCCTAGGCTCTCCATGTACTAAATTAATTTCTTCACAAATATTATAAATGAACTCTACTCGCAAGAACCGCAATGAGAATATGATGGGTGGCGCGAAGATCACAGTTGGCTCCAAGAGCCAGGTATACCACGGCACGGCGAAGCACACGTCCGGTGGGCTCACCAAGAAGGATCTCATGAAGACCAAGAAGGGTCGCATTGTAAGCAAGAGGAAGCACGCGGCTGGCTTGAAGGCGATCAAGAAGCTCTTCGCGAAGGGCTACAAGCCCAAGAAGGGCACTTTCAAGTTGATGCGCAAGTAAGGAAGCGCTTTACTTCGCTGACGCAATACGATCAGCTAAATCGTGTAAAAAACCAGCCGTTTCCATAGGATTCCATAATTCTTCGGGCGGCTGACCATCCATTGTATCAAACCAATACAAAGATCCACTTCTCTCTGTTTCGTCAATGTTTGACCAAACCAGTGAAGCCTTCGCCGTTCTCAATTCAGGTAAAATACTCCGAAGATTCATTGTCTTGAGACCACTCGGTCCAACGCGTGAAATAAGCATTTCTTCCACCTGCTGCGAATTCATATCAGGCGGGAAAAAAATGGCATTCCAAGGCTGGACAGGTACATGTGTTCTTGAACCTAAGGCAATCACCGTCATAGCTGGATCAAGAAGCTTCTGTAGGACTTGCGCTGACATTTCCTCTCCAACCCAAACAACATGGATTGGCTTCGTTGCGTTTGTAATATAGGTGAGCGCGAGGCGAAGATCCTGTTGATCTTTCAACTTGAAAAGCGCATCCCATGCAAATTTCTGAAAGGACTTCGGCAACGTTCTATGAGAATCAAGGACGCAGACCGTACGACCCCGTCCTAGATTTTCACTTACCGAAAGATTCAAGCGGCGAAGGGCAAGCGACTCGTCGCCGATCACCCATACTTTTTTTCCTCGTATCGAAGATTCAAAGCCCTCAAGGTGTATGACCTCGGACATTCTATTTAGAAAAATTGCTAAATGAATCAGAACAAACCGCATAGGCTTGGCTTGAATCTTTCAGGACCGGTGACATTTCGGGCATCATATTTACACTTCCAGTAAGAATCTCCTGACCGGGAAGAACAATTATATGGTTTCGTGTTGTTAATGAATAGTGCTCTACCGTATGGTAAAAGATGTTGGGGTTATAGCCCTCTTTACCACAGCGTAACAGTAAGTACTCAAGAGTTTCAGCATTCTTTGTATGAATGTACTTCTTTGAACTCTGCATCAGCCATTCAAATGTGATCGGATGTTCAGGCGCATCATGCCCTAGAAACAGCTGGTTGTCTTTGTACCAGACATCAAGTTCCACATCATATCCATCGGCTATGCGCTTATCAAGAAGACTCGGATCATTTTCGCTCGCGAGTTCTTTGCGTTCAAGATTCCCCCTGTGACAGATAAAGCGTTGAAGAGGAATGGTAGCGTATTTGGAACCATTCATGGAAATTTCCCATTTTGACATACGAAGCTCACCGAATTCGCACTGTGACCAATCTTCTAATTGTGTAGCACTGTACCTTTGGCAAGCTGTGTCCTTTTTAAATAAACAGATGGGTACTATAAGAACCGTTGGTAGTGTATACGATCTAATTCCATATTTTTTGAATTGACCTTCTAGAGTGTTGGTTAGTTTATCAAATCGTTCAGAATCTTGTTGGTCCTCAAAATAACCCATTAAATGGATCCCTTCATATGTGATCAGAAGACCTCTGAACTTCATACAAAAAGAATATGCGTGTGACTCTAACAGTTTCTTGAGTGGTTCCAAAAGTTCAGCAGACTTATCTTTCCATGATACAAGTTCAAAACTCGGCTCATTAAAAAAAATTACATCGGGACTATCACATTCCTTTCGTAGGAGTTCACGAAGTCTGCGCCAAGCAGGTAGAAAATAGAAGTGATTCGTGCACTCGATTGTCCATTTACTTTCTGTGTTTCCATAAGATGAAGTTTGATCCATTGTCCCTCCTATTCACTAGTTTACTCATTTTAGGTATTGATCTTCCGTGGCTGTACATGACACAAGAACTCTCTGGTAAAATGTTTAGGTCCATACAGGGCGCTCCGATTCAGGTTGTCTGGTGGGCTGCTGCTGTTGTCTATGTGGCGCTTGCCTACCTGGTTTTACAGACCAAAGAGCCTATCGAGGCTTTTGGTTTGGGTCTAGCGACCTATGCTGTCTACGACTTCACAAATTTGGCGACTCTTCGGGGGTATGAGCCTTGGTTCGCCGTTATGGATTCACTCTGGGGTGGTGTTCTATTCTATCTCACGCGTTTGGTGTTAAATCAAATGTAAGGATTGTATGCCCAGTGAAGAAGAGCCTGTCTCTGTCTCGGTCTACAGGATAGGTCATGCGGGTCGCAATTGGATTTTATGGCGCCCGCATGACGTGTAAAGGCACGCCATCTCTTAATCTGGACCTCGTCTAATTCAGGAAGACGACGACCCATCCAGTAGCGGCAATACCATTGAAACCAACCTCGTATATCTGGGTTCTTTTTTGGATCACTGAGTATAGGGTGTTTTTTTGAAATATGTTTCCCTGCTTGCTCGCGCGGCGGTACCCAGCCTGCCTTTTGCCATTGTGAAAGCGGTAGACGAGAATCAATCTGAAAGGCATTCAGACTAACGTCTACGCCTTGAGGGCTCAACTTTCCTAAAGCAATGGCTTTGAGAAACCATTCTGCAGGAAATTCATCAATACAATCATTCAGATACTTACCACCGAAGGCACCTGCGCAGAGAATTTCATCCGGATCCGCATAAGGTTTAAACGCCATATCTTGCCCGGGATTTGCGTGTAATACATAGGAGTAGTTTTTCGTCATTTTATCTGAAACATTGATCACGTCTCCCAGTTGAAAGGAGGCGAGTGGTCGTCCCTTTTCTTTCACTTCTTTGAGCATTTCTAAGACACGCGGATGCATGTTACCCTATTCTAGATAGACAAACTCTATAAGAAGTGTTACATCGCGCCCATTGAAATTCACCAGACGATCAAACTCGTCGCGGAATGAAATGTCGAGTGTGGTCATTCTCGCAATCGGGGCAGGACTTGCGGTGAAGGTCGGTTCAAAGGTTTCTCGTGTAAAGGTCTTGTAGGTTTGTTCATTCATGTCCATGTAGATAATGGTATAAGGAGCACGGCGCCCCACAGACCTCTCGATCATGGTAATTTCCTGCGAGTTGTCGCTGTTCATGTAAAGATAGAGACGACTGAGAAGAAACTCCAAGTCCATGGCATAAGGTCCGCTAATGAGTCCAGCATTGTCCGTGTAGTCCTGATTTAAAAAACCGAATAGTTTCGCTGGTGAATTGATCATTGTTAGGCAATTGTTGTTATCATAGAGATCTACGAAATCACCCGTGCCAAATAGAATAGCAAAAGGGACCGAGCCTGTGTCACGTGTGATGTGTAACGTATCTGAGGTTGGACTTACTGCCACAGAATAGGTGTTTGAAATTCCAGATAAAACGTTTAACTTTGCTCCAATTTCAACGCTCAACGTTGATAAGAAATAGCGCCCTGGAGATAATGTTACCGTGTAGCGTGTAGATCCCTCTCTAAAGGTAAATTGATTCCAACCAACATCAATGTTGAAAATACGTGTAGGAATTGTGCCACCGACAATTTGGATTGAGACTACGTCTTTCAAGGGACGGAAGAGTTTCCAGCGAAATGAATTCGCATTCGGGTAGGATTTCGCATTTCGGTCACGCGTATTGAGCTCCAGCAAGACAGATCGCCGTCCCCGTTGCTTTGCTGTCTTTGCGGGCAACAAGATATCTTGCCCCGAAGCCCTCTGATTTTCAAATGTCGGTATTGTTGGGTGATTCATTCTGATCTACTAATAGAGATTAATGGGTACAAATAATCCGTTTTCAGGCTTACCGTCACATCACGAAAGTCTCGGTTTTGTCGCACACAATGGAATGACACCTATACTCGATATGTTTAATCGTATGCCTGTTGTATCACCGACAACTGTCTTTCAAACACATGCGGTTCATACTCCTCAATATGAAATTATGGATTATGTAAGCACTGGCACGGGAGCCGTTGTTCATGACCCTCTTACATCTATCATTACACTCTCGGCAGATGGCGGAGGCGGCAGGGCAGTGAGACAAAGTCGTGAATATATGTATTATCAGCCAGGTAAATTACAAAGTTCGTTTTTTACATTTAATCCTCGTTATGCGGGGACCTTTGATAACTCTGTAGCGGTGCGCGTTGGTCTTTTTGATGATTATCGTGATAAGAGCGCAGAATCCAATAAAGTCAGCATGGGACATTTCTTTGAACTCAGCGGGAACTCATGGTTTATTGTGGAGCGATCCAATAGCACCGATAATGTTACAAATGTCACGCGTATTCCACAAGCAAACTGGAATACAGATACATTAAATGGGAATCGCGCTACAAATTCATCTGGATTTCTCTTATCGAATGAAAAATGCCTTATTGCTTTTATTAATCGTCAGTGGCTCGGTGTAGGCGCAGTCCGAATGGGATTTGTTATCAATGGACGAGCAATTGTCTGTCATCTCTTTTCGCATGTAAAAATCCAGATTCCCTATACACAAAATTCAAGGCTTCCTGTGCGCTGGGAGATTGAGAAAGTCTCTGGCGGTAGCGCGGCGGTCGCAACACTTGCTTCCATCTGCGCATCTTCGCAAATTCTGGGTGATTATACTCCCCTTGGATTTATTTCTAGTCTACCACTCTCTATCACGCTTACTTCACAGCAAGTTGACACAACTCTTCGCCCTATTTTTATTTTGCGTCTCCGCCAAGCTTTCTGTAGAGCATCGATTAAGGTAAAAAATATTTCAATCTATGGAAGTGCTGCAGGTGGCTATACTATCTTTAAAAATGCAACAGTTAGTGGATCTCTTACTTATACGACTCATCCTGACACAAGAAGCATGACAGAATATATAAGTTTCTCAGGAGGGTCAACAAGTACACGTACCCTTACAGGTGGTATTGCCATTGATAGTGGTTTTTTTGATAATAAAGCAACTGTTTCAGATACATTTGACCCAGTCGAACTTACATCTATACATTCTTTTTGTTCTGATATTGCGGGTAATCCAGATACACTTGTTATCGCGGCATGTTCATTAACAGGAACAGCAGATGTACGTGTAGCGGTTCAGTGGATGGAGATTACGTAGACTCCCCGACCGGGTAAAATTGATGCGGGAAATGGCTTAAGCCTTATTTTCTATACAATAAATATCCGATCGCACTGGAGCACCTTTCTAAGATTGTTACCCTTTACGCGAGTCACCTAGGTTCGTTCTCTGTCTTCTCAACTGTCCGTGTTCAAAGTAAGTGGAATCAGTGGATAAAGCAGCTGCCAAATGTCAAGCCCTTCTACGCCGTCAAATGTAATCCGAATCGTGATCTTCTCCAGACAATGGCTAGATTCGGCGCGGGATTTGACTGCGCAAGTGAACGGGAACTCATTGAAGTCGGCAAGGCGTCTACCTCCAAGGGGAAACTGATTGATTTCCAGCGCAATGTCATCTACGCAAATCCTTGTAAGTCCATCCGCGATGTCACATGTGCTCACAATTTCGGGGCGCCGCCCACTGTTGTAGACTCCTACGAGGAGATTCACAAGCTCAAGAAACTGGGTTGGCAGGGCGGAGCACTCATTCGGATTCGTGTGGAAGATTCAGGCAGCCTGATGCCCTTCTCGAACAAGTTCGGTGTGGACCCCAAGGAAGTTAAGGATCTCGCAGCATTCGCCTATGGAGAGGGATTTCCTATCAAGGGAATCTCGTTCCATGTTGGTTCTGGATGTAAGGATCCTAAGCAGTACAAGTACGCAGTTCAGAGCGGCGTCGGTCTTGTTCATGACTTGAAGGAGATTGGACATGATGCGAAGACAGTAGACATCGGCGGCGGTTTCATGGGCGATGAGGAGTCATTTGAGAAGAATTGTAGAGCAATTCGTGAAGGGATCTATACATCAAACCACAAGGGATTACAGTTTATTGCGGAGCCTGGGCGCTTCTTCGCATCGGACGCGGTTGATCTCTTCGTGCAGGTGATTGGAAAGAAGCCTGGCTTGTCAGGTAAGTCAGGCGAGTATCGGTATACAATTGATGAGAGTTTGTACGGGCAGTTCTCGTGTATTCCCTTTGATCAGCAGAAGCCAAAGTGGATTCGTGTTCCTAAGCTTCAGGACATACATGACAAGAAGGCTAGAAAAACAGTAAAGGGCACTTTGTTCGGTAGAACATGTGACAGCCTTGATATGATTGCTTCAGCGGATGAAATGGAGGATTTGGAAGTGGGCGACTGGCTCTGGTTTCCGCATATGGGTGCCTACACATCAGTTACGGCATCTGAGTTCAACGGATTTCCTGCGCCCCCTCAGCATGGATCCGCCACGCAAAGTGTGTTTCTACCCTCTGTAGAGGATGTCTTAGTTAACTCTCATGTTCGTTTTCCCAAAGCGGTGAAGTATGTCAAGCCTGTGAGCCTCTCCTAAGTAAAACATGACCATAAAAAAACATTTGGCGATAAGCGATTTGTGTAATCGGAGGGAATTGCGTAAAGAGGGTCTCAAGCCACTCAGCAATTTCGGCTCTTTTTTTCAGACACGCGTGTAAATAGACCTTTTGATACAGATTTGCCCAATCGGGCTGGGTCTCAAATTCGGATTCGGTGAGTTCCTTGTAAAACTCTTTGAATTCCTCAAACTTGTTTGCGTTAATGTATTCTTTACATTCGTGCAAAAGAGCAGTTTCCATACTATTTATTTTATGCGTATTTAATTAGAAATGTCTCACGAGGAATTTAAGATCTTCGTTCCTGGATACGAACAATTCACAAAGATTGTTATTGAAAAGAACCAATCTGGTTCTAATATAAATTTATATCTCTATGGAAAGTTAAATCAGGATGTTTATAATTCATTTGTCGCTGCTAAGAAAGCAAATGTAAGATTTATGACAAACATAAATCGTGAGAGAAAGCTATACACTATGACGTTAAGATTACCTGGTCGAGGTGATCCTGATTCAATAGATACTGTTGAACATATTAAAGATGCAATTAGAACTCGTGCTGCATTTAGACCTACTATAGCTACAAATTCACCCGTGACTGCTGAAGATCAAACTGAACTTATGCGAGTCTTAGATATTCTAGATCGTAATCCTGAGCAGGTCGCTTTTATTCCTCAAATTGCAAGTACTATAGATACAAATATATCTGTAAATGCAACACGGGGGACTATATTGAGACAGAATAGATACGGTAATTATTTTACACCAAATTCAAAAAATACTCGAATCAAGAGAACACAGGCTACAGTTGGTCAACTAAATCCTTTTTATACATTAGCCACTGGTCTTTCTCAAAAGTTTTTTACATTAATAACGCCCTATTTAATGAAGCCTGTAACTGAAGGAGGATTAGGACTTACACTCTTATTAGGAGATCCTAATAACAGAGACTTGGAAAGAATGTACATTGGCTGGGGAATGAAGCCCATTAATAATGTAATTCGTGTACCTGCTATGATAGCGGGTGTAAATATATATTGGGGGAAGCCGCCGCCTGCTGAAGTGGGCGGTGGACCTGCAAGTGGGAGAATTACATATATGTTTGGCAGAGCTGGAGAAAAGGATGATGAAATTTTTAGCCTTATCTTTAATCCAGACGATGAAGAAAAAGAGGGGTTTCGTAATGCTTTAAAGCTTAGTTTAGAACCTGCGCCTCCCACTGCTAGTATGAATGAAACACCTCAAGAAGCTTATAATCGTACACTAAGACTTCTGAATAAACAGGCAAATTTAAGAAGAGCTGTGACATCTAATCAAAAGAGAAAAATGATCAATTCAAATGTATCTTATCTTCGAGCTCAACTAAATGCCCTCGCAAGAGAGCCTGGTGTTGTCACTGCCGCGGCGGCGGCAGCTCTTGCGGCACGTCCTCCAAACACACCTGCAAACAATGTATTTAGAAACATAGGTAAAACATTTAGAGCGGGTGTTAAACCGAGTAACGCCAATTCGCTCAGGCTATATGGTTTGTATAAACAAGGAACGGAAGGAAACGCAACAGGTGCTCAACCAGGAATGTTTAATGTTACAGGTAGAGCCAAGCGTGCCGCTTGGAATACACGCAAAGGTATGCGAAAAAATAATGCGAGGGCTGAATATGTGCGTATTGCGAGAGAATTAGGATTATTATAGAAGAACAACCATTGCAGTAAGGAAGAGATACCCTCCATTATCTGCTAGACAATACTTATTCGCCTCCTCAAGAGAGAGAACCTTCGTCTCATGAAGATGCGAATCCAAGATAAGATAATTTCCAAGGTAAGGAAGAACAGTAAATGACTGTCCGTGGCGATTTACCAGCATTGCCGCGCGACCGCTCATCATGTGAAGCTCAGAGGTCAAATCATTCCTGCGCCCGTACTTCTCGGTAAATGCCTCCTTCCTCACATCCTCTGAAACCATGCTCAACATCATCTTTGCCTCGGGTGTCTCCTTGATCACCTGCATCTTTGAAACGATCATGATATCCTTATTTGCCTCGAGAAGTGCCTGATTATCAATATTCTCTCCAAATGGACGAGCGGACTGATGGGGCGCACGGTTCAGACTTCCATCCATCATACATTCGTTGTACATTTCGAGGAACTTCTTTTCATCCTTCTGCATGTGTGCGAGCATCAGGTCACGAGAGTGCCTGGCAAAATTCCAGGCAACCCATGAACACTGATTCGAAGAGATCTCTGCAAACTCCTTATCGGTCTGTGCGGGAACGTTCATTTTTTGCTTTGAGTATGATACCTGGTAAGTCGCGTGGCAATTCAATTTTTTCGGCAAAGGCAGGTTAAAGTCTCTATGTAGAATTATCTGAAGATGACGAAGTTAACTCTTGCCGATGGTACAGGATTTGTTGAGTGTATGGAGGTGTTCGGATCCGACCTGACGGTCGTGAATGCGGCACGTGTGTCGTTTGCGAACGAGTCAAAGGAACTTACGGAACGTGATAAGAAGCTGATTGTCTACCTGGCGAAGCACGGTCATATCAGCCCTTTCTTTCACCCGCAGATCCGCCTGCGTCTCAAGATGCCGATTTTCGTGGCACGCGAATGGTTTCGTCACACGGTCGGCTTCGCTCGGAATGAGGTCTCTCGGCGTTATGTAGACTTTGAGCCCGAGCTGTTCGCTGCGAGCGAGTGGCGGGAGCGCGACTCCAATAAGAAGCAGGGGTCGAAGGCGGATGCTGTCGAGTGTAACGATGAGGTTTCACAGCTCGTTGCTGATTGGAACAAGGGTGCGATTGACCTGTACAAGACACTTCTGGACAAGAAGGTTGCGCCCGAGCTCGCACGCACTGTTCTTCCACAGAATATGTACACGGAATTTATTGAGACTGCGTCCTTGTCAGCGTACGCTCGTCTCTGTAAGCTTCGCCTGGATCCACAAGCCCAGGCGGAGATTCGTGAGTATGCGACTCTGGTGTCGCGGCTGCTTGAGGAGCACTTTCCTGTCTCATGGGCGGCTCTCACGTCTACGCAAGACAGTTAATCCATTGTTATTGACAAGACGAATATCAACAAACCACTGAGGATTCTTAGCGAGGAATTCCTCTATTGCAGGCTGTAAACCTTTGGTGATTTCTTCTAAAGGAAATCCAGAGGATTTGACTTGCTCATCAATATTGTAATATCTAGATTCTCTGATAGACTCGCCATCGATGGCATCAATTGTTGTGTCATGTAAAATCATATATTTGGTGACGTAAGACTTCCAGTAGTCAAGTTCCCGCTTTAGTTGTCCATACACATGCCACGTATCAATAAAAAGGAGATCTGTTATTTCTCTAGGGCATGTCAGATCACTCTCTTCTAGAAAGCGCGCGTTTACGCCTTCTTTGTGACAGAGTGCGATAAAGGAATCCATTTGAGATGATTTATAGGGATCCACTAAAATATATGTGTTTTCAGGAGTTCCTGTGAGAGCTGCTGCAAACGCATAAGAACTCGTTATATTGCGAACGCCACATTCTGTAATATGTCTACAGTGCTTAGCATAAGCAAGAAGAATGGGAAGATGCTCATTTATATCCGATGGCTCACTGTATTTCTTATGATACAATTCAAGAAGACTCATTTATTCAATTAACGAGAAGTCTTTTTAGATATGTTTAACGCTCGGAATCGCTGTCTGGAAAATCGGCGATGCGATCATTTTCCCTGTCCAAGCGACCACAGTACTTGCCTACACCGCCATCTGGTTGGACTGTGTAGAGTTTATCCTTCTCTGAATTCAAATAGTATTTGCGACCATTGTGATCTATTTTGCGCACACTGATGGTAATACAGGGAAGATCTTGTAGCGGTGGCTCTGTTGATTCTGTCGCGAGCGGCTGTATTTCTTGAGGCTGTGCTTGGACCACCTTTTTCGGTTGACGCTTTGCTTTGACGGGGGCTGCTACTGGGGCTGCCATTTCAGTTGGTGCTGCTGCTGCCACTTCAGTTGGTGCTGCTGCTACCTTAAATGTTCGCTTCTTTACTGGTTTTGTGGGGCTTGCCGTGTCTGCTGAACTTGTCACTGGGCTAATCACCGGACTGCTAACTTCTTGTGCTTTCTTTGCCTTTGCCATGTCCTGACTACTAGGATTTCCATAGACAGTCCGTTTTAGATCATACCATGCAGATCCATAAATATGACTCAGCGGCGGTATTCTCTCAGAGACAATCCCGTGCTCTAATGCTGCGCCCCCATCACACACGCTACACAGACCCCCTGCTGTCTTTCGCTTACACCTCTCCTCTGTGTAAAAGTAGTGTTTTCCATCGCCAAATAGAAGACGCTCATTTGTTCTTCGTCCAAGACATTGTGATGCCATTTTGTTAGTTATTTGCTACCACAAATAACGAGCCAATTTTTTCAGGTCCTACTGTAGTATGGACACGTATGTAGATACACCTAGTCTTCCGGCTATATCAAAGAAAAACGTAGTATTTTACAGTCTCTTTACCATTTTGTGGTGGGTTGCCATCTGGGGACTATCTGAAACATTAATGACATACATGGTAAAAAATTCCCTCGTTCAACGTGCGGCAATTTATGCGGGTCTACTTCTTCTTGTCTTTGTTATTATGTTGGTAGATCCCCAACTTGTTGAGTATCTGTAAAAAAATATTTATTTTTTGTTTTATTTTATGGTTTTACTAGTTAACATCCACCGCGGAGGCGAAGAACCAGATGGAGTGTAGACTCCTTCTGAATATTGTAGTCACTCAGCGTCTTACCATCCTCGAGCTGCTTGCCTGCGAAGATGAGGCGCTGCTGATCAGGCGGAATGCCCTCCTTATCCTGGATCTTCTGCTTGACCTGCTCAATGCTGTCACTTGGCTCTGTATCAAGAGTAATTGTCTTACCTGTTAGCGTCTTTACGAAGATCTGCATTTTGTATACTGGGAGTTTAGATCCCAGTGCGATTCAATTTTTTGAATTTCCTTATGTCATCTATTTTGTCTGATTGTCAGAAAAAATAGATGATTTTTATTATGTGGCTTAAACGCCACCACGCAGCCGCAACACTAGGTGGAGCGTAGACTCCTTCTGAATGTTGTAGTCGCTAAGCGTTCTGTTATCCTCCAGCTGCTTGCCCGCGAAAATGAGGCGCTGCTGGTCAGGCGGGATGCCCTCCTTGTCCTGGATCTTCTGCTTAACATTGTCAATTGAGTCGCTCGGCTCAACATCGAGCGTGATCGTCTTGCCTGTTAGGGTCTTCACAAAGATCTGCATTCTATATTCCAGCCGGACATTTCTTTTGTCTTGGAAAGTACGGATTTTCAATTTTTCCGCGTTCCACGACGGTTCTTGCGATTGCGGCGAGTATTTCTCTTACGTCCGCCCCACACCGCCATACCTCCAGGAGCCTTTTTCTGGGCGAGTGCTTTCGCATTAAAATTATTTCTGGTAGTAGTATTTTGTTTATTCATTGTATAATTTTCCCTCTTATAAGAATCCCTTGGTTTGGGACCGAAAAAGCCCGCTTGCGCCCGCATCGCCGCCTCCCTCTTATCCCTCTCCGCCGCTCGGAAGGCGCTCACCTTCCCACGCTGCTTGGCTTTTTCCCAAACATTAGTAGGTCTATCGAAGCCCATGTTTATTTTATGGTTATACCCCACTCTAGCATCTTCTTTACTATCATTTCTGATTTTCTGATTACGTATTTGGTCGTTAGCTCTAATCTCATTATTGGTCCTCACGCCCATCGTATGAGCAAGCGTTTGTTGAAACTTCTGTTTTGCCTTTATTTGCATATTTCTAAGATAATTGGATGCTCTATTCTTAAACGAAAGCGAGGACATTCCCTATACTTATATATGATATTTTACAAGAGCCGGGCACTCGGGTCCGTCACACCAGGGCTCCACTTGGGCATCCAAAAATACGGAACGTTCGTCTTTTCAGACTGTTTGCCATACCATGTGTAGTAAATGTGCCTGTAATAATACTGCTCTTTCGTTAACGGCTGCGGAGCTGACCATTCTTTCGCTGTCCGTTCTTGCCAGTTATCAGGTACAAGCTCTTCTACGCGCTCAGCGATTTCTTCGAACCATGATTTCTCTGTGCTCGATACACCATCGCTGAACGCTTCCTTTTTCCGCCAAAGAACCGACGGCGGCAAAGTTTTCCCATCATCGAAAGCACGACGTAGGATCCACTTCTCGGGGAGTCCATCCCTCATAGGACGACGCCACTCTGTTGCGACGCTGCGCGCAACCGCAACAAATTGCCTATCCAAGAACGGAGTTCTCGGCTCCAGCCCATGGCTACTAATACTTCTATCAGACCGCAGAACATCGAAATAATGGATGTCCTTCAAGAGTCGCTCAGACTCTTCCTCAAACTCCCTGTCAGAAGGTGCTCTGTAAAAATAGAGATAGGATCCAAAGAGTTCATCGGACCCGTCGCCATTAAAGACCACCTTACACTCCGTCAACTTCTTGATTTCTCTCGACACGAGCCAATTTCCAACACTGGCTCTTACAGTCGTCGTATCATAGGATTCAATATCGTGAATGACCTTGGGTATAGCAGCAAAAAAGTCGTCCGCGCTGAGAAGAATCTCTGTATGATCGGACCCAATCCATTCTGCTACAAGCTTCGCGTACTTCATATCGGTTGAGCCAGGCATGCCAATACAGAATGTCTTCAGTGGAGGCTTTCCTAGATCCCTCAGGTTCTTCGCAACGAGTGATGCGATCAAACTACTATCTACGCCGCCTGATAAGAGCGCAGCGACCGGTCGCTCAGTCATCAAGCGCTTCTTAACCGCTTCCTCCAAAGCAAAGCGAATGGCGGCAGATGCCATATCTAGACCATTCGGATGAGCAGGTGTAAACATTGGATTCTTGAGCCACGTTTGTGTGTGATATGTCTCTATTGTTAGACGTGTGGTGTCACTCAGACTATAGACATGATAGGTTCCAGGAAAGACAGGGCTGATGGTAGAACAATAGGGTACAAGAGCTTTTATTTCACTGGCAAAGATGCGCGTACAGATTACGCCTTCCTCGTCATATGCGAGCCCCATGTACAGCGGTCTTACACCATAAGGATCGCGTCCTACGACAACACGATTGCGCTTCTCATCTACAATGGCGATGGCAAAGACACCATCCAATGATCGGAAGAGTGACTTCAAATTGTCAGCATACTTGTTGTAAAGATGACCAATGACTTCACAATCACTTCCTGATAAGGTAATAATTTCATGCTCATCCTTGAGGGCTTCTGAATTGTAGATTTCACCATTACATGTCCAATGAACACCGTACGATGACCACGGTTGCATGCCTAGCCGATTCAGACCATTAATTGCCAGGCGTGTAAATCCCATCTTTGCCACTCCGCTTATATCAATAAGCCGTGATCCTTCCGGACCGCGAGCTGTCAACTTGCTCAGTCCATTTTCTGGCTTCAAGGCGACCAGACCTTTTCCAAGCAGCATCCAAATTCCACACATTCTTTCTTAGAAAAAATATAAGGAAAAGACAGAATGGACGCAAGTGACATCATCAAGAAATTACAATCACAGGCTCAATACCGTTTTTATAAGGAAACATTTGCTGTAAAAGCACCTACTGTAAATATTAGTACATGTGGTTCAATTATACCAGCTGCGAACGGTGTTACCGTGAATTTTCCTAGTTATATAGATAAACAACTTATGTTTAAAGGAAAACTATATTGTAGCTCGTGTACAAATTCATGTGGATGTTAAGTTCATCACGTGGTATTGTAAGGTCTTTTTGTGTGGGAGGAAACTGTGGACCTTTCGATCATAGAAACTTGTTCTCATGGGTGGCGTTGACGGCGGCGTAGCGTCCTTGTACATCTGTGTAAGATTTGATGAAAGTGCTCCTGCAGTTTCCTTCAGGCGAACACTGATCCAGAGTGAATCACCAAGTGGCACAGTTTCAAAGAATCCTGCTTCGTTTTCGAGGGTGCGACGCTTATACTCAAGGTCAGAGAACCCATCTTTTAAAAGCAATTGTAGATCTGCGAGTGACATTTTATTGTGGAGTTTGAGTGCGGGGGGCGATTTCAAATTTACCGTATGTTTATACTAAGAAGGATGAATCTGAATCTAGATGGACCTCTTTATGAGCT